AAGAAAGGTGACACTATTCACATTCCTAAGCCTGTTCGTGGCACAGCTAACGCTAAAGCCGAAAACACTGCTGTAACTATTCAGAATGCTACTGAGTCTGAAGTACAAGTAACAGTTGACAAGCACTTCGAGTACTCACGTTTAATCGAAGACATTACTGAAGCACAAGCACTTGCATCTCTTCGTCAGTTCTACACTGGTGACGCAGGTTACGCTCTAGCTAAACAAGTGGACACTGACTTGTTTGCTCTAGGTAAGTCTTTTGGTAACAACAATGCCGCTTATGAAGGTACAGGTTCTTACTTCATTGACGGAACTAACGGCTTGACTCAGTATACTGATGATACTGCTAACGGTGTTGCTGACGTATTTACTGATGCAGGTTTCCGTGACTTGATTCAAAAAATGGATGATGCTGACGTACCTATGGACAATCGTTGTCTTGTAGTACCACCATCAGTTCGTAATGCAATCATGGGCATTGACCGTTATTCTTCAAGTGACTTCGTAGATGGTCGTGTTGTAAACAATGGTCAAATCGGTAACTTGTACGGTATTGACATCTTTGTTTCTTCTAACTGTCCTGTTATTGAAGCCGCGGGTGACAACTCTGCAAGTGCTGTAGACCTTAAGCAAGCTATGTTGTTCCACAAAGATGCTATGGTTCTTGCCGAGCAACAAGGTGTTCGTTCACAGACTCAGTACAAGCAAGAGTTCTTAGGTTCTCTTTACACTGCTGATACTCTATACGGCACTGCGGTTCTTCGTCCAGATGCCGCTTTCAACCTAATGGTTGGTGCATAATAGTAGTACCTAAGGGGCTTCCATTCGGGAGTCCCTTTCCCTTTTCTTTTTTTTTTTTAAACAACAATAGGAAACATCATGGCTATATTCAGAGGAACAGGTGGCGCAGGAAGTTCATCGGACAGCACTATTGTTGATGCCGTAACCGCCCAAGCAACTATTGCTACTACTAAAGCGGGAGAAGCAAGCACATCAGCTACCACAGCAACTACTAAAGCATCAGAAGCAAGTACATCAGCTACTACCGCGACTACTAAAGCATCAGAAGCCAATACTTCAGCAACTACAGCCAGTACAAAAGCTACAGAGGCTACCACAGCAAAGACTGGAGCAGAAACAGCACAGACTGCCGCAGAAGCCGCAAGAGATGCCGCTTTAGGTCATTCTAACACAGCGAACAGTTCAGCGGTACAAACCGTTGCAGGTTCAAATACACAAGTTGTCGGTGTTTATAATAACATCGCTAACGTAAATACCGTTGCAGGAGTCAACACAGACGTAACCACTGTAGCGGGTATATCTTCAGACGTAACCACCGTAGCCGCAGATGCTTCGGACATTGGTACAGTCTCTACAAACATTGCTAACGTAAACAACGTGGGCAACAACATTGCAAACGTCAACGCAGTACATAGTAACGCATCTAACATCAACACAGTTGCGGCAGACGGTACTGACATTGGCACAGTATCTTCAAACATAGCTAATGTAAACACAGTAGCGGGTATTTCCAGTAACGTAACTACCGTAGCAGGTCTTGAGTCTAAGATGGACACTGTTATCGCAGACGCTAGTGACATTGGTGCTGTAGCAGGTAACATTGGTGACGTTACAACTGTAGCAGGTATTAATTCAGACGTAGATACTGTTGCAGGTATTGCGGCTAAAGTAACTACCGTTGCAGACAACATTACAGACGTACAGAATGCTGACACTAACGCCACTAACGCGGCTAGTAGTGCATCTAACGCATCCGCTAGTGCTACTTCAGCTAGTAACTCAGCTACTACAGCAACTACTAAAGCTACTGAAGCATCTAATAGTGCTACAGCGGCAAGTAACAGTGCAACCACGGCTACAACTAAAGCTAGTCAAGCCGCAGGTTCAGCTACAACCGCAGGTACATCTGCAAGCACAGCTACTACAAAAGCTAGCGAAGCTAGTGCATCAGCTACAACAGCCACTACAAAGGCAGGAGAAGCCGCCTCTAGTGCTTCAGCCGCCAGTGGTTCTGCTACTACAGCAGTAACTAAAGCATCTGAGGCATCAGTTAGCGCCGCTTCAGCCGCTACTTCAGCTACCAACTCTTCTAATGCCGCAAGCACTTGGAATGATTTTTACACAACTTACTTAGGTGCGGCAGATGCTCCCCCTACTGTTGACGTACAGGGTAATGCTTTACAGACAGGTGCATTATACTATGACACAGGTGCAGGTAGTAACACTGTAGGTCTGTATGTATACAATGGTTCTTCATGGGTATACTCTACTAACTACAACAACGTAACTGCTCCTTATAGCCTTGCTCAGGACTTAGTGACTAACAGCCATGACATTAGTTTTGGTGATAACTCTAAGGCTAAGTTTGGTGCTAGTGATGACCTACAGATTAGTCATGTTACTACTAATAGTCGAAACCTAATACAAACAAATGCTGACTCTGAACTAATGTTCCATCACGATAGTTCTAATGTAGGCAGTTCAAATGAAGTTGTTGTTGGACAGTTTGTTGCTAATACTGAAGCAAACAATCAGGGTTTCCGTTCAATCTTATCTTTACAACATAGCACAGCTAATGCAAATAAAGCAGGTCGTATTGTAGTTGAGTCTAACTCTAGTTTCTCCAACAGCGTAAATATGTACCTACAGACAGGGCATTCAGCTATTGATGCACCTAGAGACAGAATAAAGATTGCTAATAATGGTGACATTAGTTTCTTTGAGGATACTGGTACAACGCCAAAGTTATTCTGGGATGCCAGTGAAGAAAGGTTAGGTATAGGTACTACTACTCCTTTAAATACTTTAGATATTAAAGGTTCAGGTGGTGCTAATTCTGGTTTTGCAGTAAGAAGTACAAATGAAATAGTAAAAGGGTATTTTGCAAACGACAATGCTGATGCTGATTTTCTACTAACCTATGTAGGTAGTAGCAGTGCTGAACTTAAACTAAAGCATAATGGTAATGTTACTCTTTGTGAGTCGGCAGGTAAAGTAGGCATAGGTAACAGCGACCCTCAAGAATCCTTACACACAGCAGGTAACATTCGTTTAGGTGATTCAGCCCCTGCGGAAGTCTACACTAACTCTTCTGAGTTAAGACTAGGTGTAGATAAAAACAACGATAATGATACTTCTAATATTACCTTCTACACTAATAATAATGAAAAAGTACGCATAGATAAAGATGGAAACGTAGGTATAGGTACTACTAGTCCTTCGGCAGGGGCTGTGGGCGGTAAAGTACTTCATGTACAAAACTCTGGTAGCACCGCCTCCGTTCGAGTAGACCGTAGTGATGCGTCTACAGCAGGAACTTTGTCTTTAACTTCTGGCAATACTACAAACGGAGTATTTTCAACAGGAGTTAAGCCTTTAGGTTTTAGCACTAATAGCACAGAACGTATGCGTATTGACTCATCAGGCAACGTAGGCATAGGTACTAGTAGTCCTGATAAACTATTGGATTTAGAATCAAGCACTAACCCAACTGTAAGGCTTTCATCATCTAAAAACGGAATTTTTACTGCTAACGAAGTTATGTCTAGTCTTGAGTTTCATAGCGCAGACAGTTCTGGTGCAGGTGCAGGGGTACGGTCAGCTATACGCAGTTTATCTACAAACTCGTTTGGCTCAAGAACAGAACTTACGTTTTCTACTACAGACGCATCAACATTAGATGTAGAGGCTATGCGTATTGATTCTGATGGCAACGTAGGTATAGGTACTGCTGAACCTACTGAAAAACTTGACATTAACGGTGACTCAATAAGAATACGTCAATCACAAACACCTTCATCTGCAACAGCAACAGGCACTCAAGGTCAAATAGCTTGGGATGCTAACTATATGTACGTGTGTACAGCCACTAACACTTGGAAACGAGTTGCATTAGCAACATGGTAAATAACTGGAGAATAACTAAATGAACTTTTCAATATCAACTTTAGAAAGCAATACAGACGGTGGCGTTATCGTAGCACATTGGCAAGTAAACAAAGCCTCTGGTGAGAACGTAGCTACTTCATACGGTACTGTAGGCTTTACTCCTGATGCAGATGCAGATGGTTATGTAGCTTACGACAGCCTAACTGAAGACGCTGTGATTGCATGGGTACAAGCGTCTTTAGATACAACAGCACTCGAAGCATCACTAGACGCTGACCTAGCGGAACAAGCTACTCCGTCTGTGGTTGTTGGCACACCTTGGTAAACAATAGGTAAACACTATGGCTACAATTAAAATTAAAAACAGCGTAACGGCTAGTAGCGTACCTGCTAACGATAGTCTTTCTCAAGGTGAACTTGCTGTAAACATTGCTGACAAAAAGTTATATGTAGGGGACGGAGGCAATGACCCTGTTAAGATAGGTTTAACGGACATTGTAGAAGACACTACTCCACAATTAGGTGGTGATTTAGATTTAAATTCTAATAATATTACTGGTACAGGCAATATTAATATTACAGGGAGCGGAACATTAACAAGTTCTTTAACTGCTGATAGAGTACTTTTACAAGACAGTAGTACATTTGTACAAGCTAATACGTACACTCCAATGGCAACTTTTAAAAATGTCAGCACTAATTCTTCTTTTGCAAATGTTATATTTTTTACTAATAATGCTAATAGCACTGTAGGAACAATAAAGTCTAGCCTTTATGCTACGCAATATAACACAAGTTCTGACTACAGGCTTAAAGAAGACATACAGGCTGTACCTAACGCAACTGCTAGGACACTTGCTCTTAAACCTTGTAATTTCCAATGGATAGGTTCAAGCGAAAGAACGGATGGTTTTATAGCACACGAGTTAGCTGAACAAGTACCTGAAGCAGTAGCGGGTGCAAAAGATGCTGTAGATGCTGACGGCAATCCTGAGTATCAAGGTATTGACCAATCTAAACTAGTGCCGCTATTGGTTAAAACTATACAAGAACTTGAAGCCCGTATTACAACCCTAGAAAACGCATAAGGACATGACCATGACTAACGAAGCAAAAGAAGCTGTAGACGTACTCGCGGCATCAACAGGAATTATGTCTTTAGCGGCTTGGTTGCCTCCTATTGCCAGTCTGTTTACTATTATCTGGCTAGGTTTACGTATCTGGGAATCACCTACAGTACAGAACTTACGTAAGTAATGAGACTATTTTGTTTGTTAATGTTGTTCAGTTGGTTTACACTGGCTGATAATGCACAGGAAGGTTCTCTGAATACGTTTCATGGGGACAACAGCACAACAAACAGTAATAACAACACAACGGATACATCAACAAGTAACACATACAACGGAGCAGGAAGCAGTAGCGAGATACCAGTAGGCTCTGCCATTAGTCCTAGCTATATGTCCAACGGTATGGACACTTGCCTCAAAGGTTCGGGCGGTTCTTTACAGACAGTAGGAATAGGATTGTCAAGCGGTAGTTATGAAGTAGACCCTAACTGTGACCGTAGACGAGATGCTAAGTTATTGTCAGACTTAGGAATGAAGGTAGCCGCAGTAGCCCGTATGTGTGAAGCAGTAGAAGTATGGAAAAGTATGTTCTTGTCAGGGACACCTTGCCCCATACTGAGCAACGGTAAGTTAGTTGTTGGTAAACGTGCAGTATTAATAATGAAGAGACAGCCAGAAATATACATACCTGACTATGAAAACAATACCGAATGGTACAACACTATACTAAACATTGGAGGAGAGGACACAGATGAAGAAGATGATATTATCTCTGTTAGTGCTAAGTTCCGTAGCACACAGCAGTGAGTTAGACAACCTAATCGACACCTCCAATGCTATTGTTGACCAAATAGACAGAGGTATTAAACTTGTAGGGGCGGCACAAGGATACGCTTATACAGGCTCAGGCTTGTCTGATGGTACTGTGTCAAGCACAGCACACATTAGTGCAGAACAACTACAAGCGTACAATAACGCATTGTCGGGTATGTCTAACTATCAAGCCTTTGGTGACGTACAGACTGTACTGGAAGAAAAAGCATACACTGAGTTAGACATGATGGATGAAGCCATTGGTGTATTCACTGAAGTAGTAGTTGACATGATTGCAGTACAAGAAGTAGCAGACATGAGTGAGCAAGCCTCTAGTCCTCAAGAAGAAGCCGATGTACAGACCTTTGTAGAAAACAACATAGAAGTGTTGACAATTACTCAGGAAGAAGTAGAAACGTACAACACCAGTATGGATGACATTGAGACACACGCTAACAACGCTAGTGCATTCCTAGCGGTAGCAGGGAACAAAGAAGCTGTAGAGTTCCTAGAGCAAGGCGTAGAGAACGCTAATACTACAGCCGAGCAGACTAACATCTTTTATGATGCTAATGCTCAATGGGTTACTATGGGTTATAACACTACTAGAAACCTTACAGCAGTCTATCTCAACGGTCAGAACTTTGGTTTAGATTTATATGTGACTGAAGCTGAAGTACTAGCTGTAGGCAGTGAGTCAGAGTACTATTTAACTGGTCCTACTGCTCAGAGTTATGATTGCTTTATGTATGAAACAGGCTGTATGGAACTATGAGTTTAGAGGACACCGAACTAAAGATTGGTGGTACGTCCTTTAAAGGCGTATGGATTGCCATAGTTCTTGGTATTGGTTCTACTATCGGTGGTGGCGTATGGACAGCCTCTACCTTGTACTCAAGACTAGAAGCAGTAGAAGCTACACAGATACCCGATGTAAGCCCCATACAACAGAATCTAGCCACTTTAGGCACAAGGCTAGAGACACTACTAAGTCAGCAAGAAAAGCTGTTAGAACTCAATACAGACGTTTCTAAGCTAGCTAACGAGATAGAGGCTATGAAAGGTACAGTAGCTAAGGCTGAGATTATAATAGAAGACATTGGTGATGTTGACGGTAAGATAAAGACATTGACTAAAGAGGTAGAGGATTTGTGGCAGGGTATGGACTACCTCTCAAATCCCCTTAAGTGAGGCATTTATGTTAGAGCAATTAATTGGACCTGTTACAGGATTACTTGACAAATTCATAGAGGATAAAGACAAGAAGAATGCTATCGCCTTTGAACTTTCAACAATGGCTGAGAAACACGCGCAGGAACTTGCGAAAGCGCAACTTGAAGTTAATAAGACAGAAGCGGCACATAAGAGCCTATTTGTGTCAGGTTGGCGACCTGCTGTTGGTTGGACTTGTTGTATTGGACTTGCGAGTCAGTACATTCTTATCCCGATGGCAAACTTTACGCTTGCTCTTGCCAATTCTACCATTGAAATCCCTGTTTTAGACATGGCTACTATGATGCCAGTACTAATGGGTATGCTTGGTTTAGGTGCTATGAGAACTGTAGAGAAGACTAAGAAAGTACAGAGGGATAGATAATGGCAGAACAAGAACTACTTGAACGCCCACGTTACCAAGATTATCCTTTAGGTAAAAAAGACCCTGAGTATCACGAAGCACTAGCAAAATGGAACGCTCAAGAAAGAAATGAAGAATATGTTTCTTTAGATACTCAAGTAGAGCAACAGTTAGCTGAAGATGGAAACTTTATGGAGGTTAGCGGATTAGCTAATGATATACCTGCTTTAAGCAATAGTAATACTTATGGGTCTGACGGTACTGCTCCTGTTGAATATAGAGAAAACTCGGCTTATCCTTTGAATCCCACGTATTCAGATTTTTCTATTGAAAAAGAAGGTACTTTGCTATCTGACTATGCAACACCTCAAGGAGCAGGAGGTGCTTATGCTGAACAACAAATGCAAGAACAACGTATAAAAGAATTTGAAGAAGACGCAGTAGCTGAAAATGTTAGATATGCAGAATTAACTGATTACGAAAGAATACAGGAAAGCTATCATAACCCTAATGATATTATACCTCTTAGACAGCAAAATGTTGACGGGCTATATGCGGCATATCAAGCAGGAAACAAGCCAGTTTTTTCAGCAGGGTTTAACGCTTCTACTAGCCAAGATAAAATATCTTTTTATCATAAACTTTATGAAGACGGTACTCTTGAAAAAGAAGACTATAAAAATATTGTAGCATCACAACTTCAACTAGATAATCCAGACATGATGTATTATTTCGATGATGGTGATTTGTTTACGATGCAAAAAAATCCTAATGAAATAGGAGATAATTCTCACGGTCAAGTAGTTTTATTTCCCACAGATATTCCTTCAGAAGGATTAATAGCTGACGAAAATGGAAAGTTTTTTAATTCAAGTATTTCTCCTACTCCTCTAGTTGCTCAAGATACTGGTCTATCAACAGACGATAAATTTACTTGGACTATAGGAGGTACGCTTGCGGCTGTAGACCCCATAGATGATGATTCTACTTGGGTTCGAGATATACGACCTGCGGTAAATATGCTTGGTCGTGTAGCACTGGGGGTACTAACTGGAGGGCAGTCAGAAACATGGTACAGTTTATATAAAGTAGCTAACGGAGAAACTTTACATGGTTCAGATTACTTTAATTTAATCGTAACAGGATTAGAAACCACGGGCATGATTGCGCCACCAAGTACTACAATAGACCCTGTTACAGGAGTTGAAACAGTTAATGCAGGTTTTGGTTTAGGAACTTTAGATTACGACACAACTGTTGATGTACTAAGATTTATGGGTGATGGTAATATAGTAAATGCCGCCCTTACCTATGCAGGAAATGACTTTAATATATTAGAATCTACATTTGAAGGATTAGGAATTACTAACGAAACTTTTGGATTAGATGTACAAGACTGGCATAACATCCTTGACAAAACACAGGAAGCAGGTTTTTCAGGGGACAGCATGACAGATATATTTGAACGCGAAATAGGTGAAGATTATTTAAGCATGGGTGAAGATGCTTTAAAAGAAATAATTCCTGATGGAGCAACTCCTGATTGGGTAGATAGTCTTGTTGATACTGCTAAAGAAACAGGTCGTGAAATAGATGACAATATAATACAACCTGTTATTGCACCTGTAAAACCTATACTGGCTGAAATAGAAGAGGGTGCTGAAACAGTAGTAGATTTACTTGATGAAGGTTTTGACTATATAGGTGATTCTGCTCCTGTTGAAGCAATAGAAGATGCAGGTAAAGCAGTAGGTGATGTAGCCGTAGATGTACTAGGACCGCCATTAGAGTTTGTAGGTGAAACTTTTGAGCCAGTAGTAGAAGCAGGTGAGCAAGTATTGTCAACAGCAGAAGACGTACTAGAGCCTGTTAAAGAAGCTGTAGAAACTGTAGGAGAGCCTATAGTAGACGTAGCGGACGAGATTATAGATGCTGTAGACAGTCCTTTAGGAGATTTACTAAAGGGCGCATTAAGCGGTACAGGAGGCATGATGTCAGGGGCTAGGAAACCTTCACAGGTCGAAGGAATATTTGACAAAGAGTTATTTAAATTTGACACAGAGATTAAGTCTACACAAAGAATGCTTAGTCCAACAAACACAAGAAGGTATGGATAATGACTTACTTACAACTAGTAAATAGTGTACTAAGAAGACTAAGAGAAAACGAAGTAACTACTGCTGTAGGCAGTGCTGACGGCTATACTAAACTTATCGGTGACTTTGTTAATGATGCTAAACGTATCGTAGAGGATTCGTGGGACTGGTCTTCGCTACGTAACACGTTTACTGTCAACACAGTAGCTAATACATTTAGTTATAATATAAATGGTACAGGTACAGCCAGTAAGACGCTAGATGTAATTAACGATACGTCTAACTTCTTTATGCGACAAGCTACTTCTTCTTATATGAACAGTGTTTTCTTAAACTCTGAACCACCTAAAGGCGCACCTAACTACTACGCTTGGAATGGTTTTAATAGCGATGGTTATTTAACTGTAGATGTATTCCCTATTCCTGACGGTGTGTATACATTACGTTTTAACATGGTTGATAGAACAGCACCATTTACTGCGGACGCTACAGTTCTTGACGTACCTTCAGCACCAGTAATTCAGTACGCTGTTGCTTTAGCTTCCCGTGAACGTGGTGAGACAGGCGGTACATCAGCACAGGAACTGTTCGCTATTGCTGACGCTACATTAGCTGACGCTATAGCTATGGATGCGGCACGATTCCCTTCTGAAACTGTATGGACGGCTTGCTAATGGCTCAAAAACTACAGACAATATCAATCAAGGCAACAGGTTTTAAAGGTTTAAATACAGAAGACTCTCCTGTAACTATTGACCCTTCCTTTGCAGAAAAAGCAGAAAACGCTGTTATTGATAAACATGGTAGAATTGCCTCTAGGAAAGGCACTGTCCCTGTGTCGATAAATAACTATAGTTTATTTGACAATAAACCAGTTAAGGCTTTATTTGAGTTTGTAAATTATGATGGTGTAAAAACTGTAGTATCAGCGGGTAATAATAAAATAGTAACAGGTAAAGATACTTTAGTTGATAAAACACCCGCAGGTGTTACTATTACGGATGACAACTGGAAAATAGTTAGTTTAGCAAACAAGTGTTATATGTTCCAACGTGAACACGAACCAGTGCTTATGACTGTTGGCGCGGGAAGCGCTATTACTGTAGAAAAACTAGACGGTAGTTCACATTCTAACGGAACACCTCCACAGGCTAATGAAGTCATAGCGGCATACGGTAAACTATGGGCGGCTGATGTAGCAGGTAACAAGCGTACAATATACTGGTCTGACACACTGTTAGGTGGTCATTGGTCGGGAGGCTCTTCAGGTTCTTTAGACCTTACAACTGTATTTCCTAACGGTTACGATGAGATTGTGGCTTTGTCAGCACACAACGGCTTTTTAGTTATATTCTGTCGTGACTCTATTATTATATATGAAGGACCAGAAACTCCTAATGACGTTGCTTTTAAACTACATGACATTATTGAAGGTATTGGTTGTATTGAAAGAGACTCTGTACAGAATATAGGTACTGATGTATTGTTCTTGTCCAATGAAGGTGTACGTAGCTTAGGTAGGACAATACAAGAAAAGTCAAGTCCTGTTGGCAACATTAGTAAAAATGTACGTACAGACTTAATGGAAGCCGTTAGGAATCATAGAGGCAGTCTTAAAAGCATATACAGCCCACAAGATGCTTTTTACTTGTTGTCTTTTCCTGAAGATAATATTTTATATTGTTTTGATTTAAGAAACTTATTAGAAGACGGGTCAGCTAAAACAACTACGTGGATTACTGTAACACCTTACAGCATGGCTGTGTTTTCTGACGATGTTCTTTACTTCGGACTAAGCACAACTACAATAAGCGGTTCAGGAATATTTAAGTATTCAGGATATAGAGATATTGTTGACTTTGGAACTGGAGATAGGTTTCTTACTTTTAAATATGAAAGCACAGGAATGGATTTTGGTATTTCTTATAACTTAAAGTTTCTTAAAAAGTTTGAAGCCACTATTGTTGGAAACGCAGGAGAACAGTCAGGACTTACTTGGTACTGGGACTACGATAAAAACTCTCTTAAAAATAGTGCTTATTTCCCAGAAGCAACAGAAGTAAACGCGGGAGAATATAGTACTTTAGCTTCGTTTGAAGGTAATAACGAATATGGTAATAGTTCTACAACAAAAACAGTACCCTTTACTATAAACAATCAAGCAAAAAATGACGGTAGTTCTACAACTCCTTACTTAGGAGAGTTTACGTCAGCACCTAGTGCAAGTACGTTAAACTCCATGTACTATAACTTAACAAGTAATAAACTTTTTTATTCAAACGGTTCTGCTTGGATTGAAGCAACAGCATCAAATACTTCTTTTGTTTCAGCAGAATACACAACAGGGATATACGTACAAACGCCCGCAATAAACGCTTCGGGTAGTGGTAAAGTTTTACAAGTAGGTATAAATGCTCTTATACAAGGCAAGCCTTACGCAATACAAAATATTGACATATCAGTTTTACTAGGGAGAACACAATAAATGTCCAATTATTCAAAAACAACTAACTTTGGTGCTAAAAACTCGCTAGTTGCTGGTACTGCTGATAAAAAACTAGATGGTTCTGAGTTTGAAGTAGAGTTCGACGCTATTCAAACAGCAATAGCTACTAAATCAGACTCAGCTAGTCCTGCCTTTACAGGTACAGCAACAGCACAGTCATTAACAGTTTCAGGCACAACAACAGTAGCAGGTACTTTATCAGGTACTTTCACTATTGACGGAGGTACGTTCTAATGAGCGACGGTACTAATCCAACAGGCTTTGGTCAGAACCTAATAGACACTGCAAGTGGTTATTACTTAGGTAAAGAAGCTGAAGAAGCGGCACGAGCGGCAGGTCAAAGAGGTTATGACTTACTTAGTAACGTAGCTATGGATGTTGAAGGTAAAGCAGAGTTTAAACCTTTTACTGTAGCATCTACCACAGGCGGTCGGGCGGTAACTGACCCCACAGGTGGCTTTACAATGACACTTAGTCCCGAAGAACAAGCACTACAGTCACAGTTGTTTGGTGGCGCGGGGAGTATGTTCGGGCAAGCAATAGCTGACCCTAGACAAGCACAAGCCGCTTTATATGAGGACATAAGAGCCATACAGCGTCCTGAGGAAGAACGTAAGCGTTTAGCTTTAGAAGAGCGTATGTTGTCTCAAGGACGTATGGGCTTACAGTCAGCGGCATACGGTGGTTCTTCTCCAGAGTTATTAGCACAAGCACAAGCAGAACAAGAGGCTATGCTCATGGCTAACTTAGGTGCTAGGGAACAAATAATGGGCGAGCAGAAACAAGCCTTTGATATTGGTACTGGTATGTTTAGTGATGCTTATAAGCCTCAAGGAGAAATGCTAGATGCGTTAGATGTAGGGCGTAACATTGCTACACTTCCTCAAGGTCTTCAGAATACATTCATGGGTCTGTACTCTAAGTTAGGTCAATCAGGTGTTGAAGCGTTAATGCAAGGCGAAGACATGGCAAGCGGTTATGAAGCACAGATGACGAGAGACTTAATAAATAATATCTTCGGCACAGGAGCGTCTACTGCTGACGGTTTGTGGGCTTCATTAGGCGGTGGTGATGCCCCTACTCCTCAGTGGATTAAGGACTTAGGGAATAAGTACTTACCAGAGTGGTTAGGCGGAGACCCTGACGAAGACGTAGGGACTACTAGTCAAGTTATATATGACGATTACAGCAATTACGCATAATAGGGGATAATACAAATGGATAATAACAGTAGAGATTTAATGGGTTTACTCACAGGTATCCCTAGCGATGGTATTGACCCTAGAGTGAGTTTAACACCGCAACAGATGCAAGCAGATGCTTTTTACAGCGGTATGGAGCGTATGGGTCGTGGTGTTCGTGGTATGATGGGTGGAGACAGAAGAACTGGTCAAGAACGTAAGACTCAGGGGATAGCGAAGGCAATTCAAAACTTTAGTTCTAAGCCCATAGAGGAGCAGAAAAACATAATCAATGTTCTTAGGTCTCAAGGCGAAACTGCGCTTGCGGGTCAGCTTGCAGGTGAAATGTCTAGTGCAATAACCCAAGCGCAAGCGCAAGAGCGTTTAGATATTCAGCGTTTAACAGCGGAACAACAAAAGAAACAACTAGGTGCGGCTGATAAGAAATATATTAGAACCGTTAGTGATGAGGCTGATGTGGCGGGAAGCCAAGTAAGTACTCTTCTAGGTTTAGCTAATGATTACTCCAGAACTAGACCTATGGGCGGTGTTGGTGGTAAAGCAATGGACAAGTGGAAAGCTACTTTCGGAACTCAAGATGAAGTTTCAAGAATCAAAACACAGTTCCAATCTGTAGTAAATACTAACATTATCAATAGCTTACCGCCCGGAGTCGCATCGGATAAGGACATTGAAATGGCTAAATCTGGCTACATGAATAACTCATGGAGTGCGGAGCAAATTGAAGAGTTCCTTAGAGGACAAGCCAAGTTGTCAGCTTTTGCAGCGGAAAAGAAAAACGCTAAAGCTCAATGGGTGTCTGATAGAGGAGGAGATTCTTCAGGATTCAATGAACACTGGAGAGAGGTTATTTCGCAGGAAGGTTATAAAGAAATGGTGGCTCAGAAATATGGCTTGAGTGCTTACAGAATACCTGCTCCTGATGTTGTGTTTAATCCAGATTTAGTACCTACAAAAAACACTGGTGGTCAAGCAAACCCATTAGGGAGACGTAGATAATGACAGACAGAACTTTACCTTCAGGTCAGGTGATTCGTGGAGTTCCTGACAGCTTTACGAACGCACAGCTAAAAGAATATGCCATTGCTAATGGTTTAGCTACTCAAGAAGACTATAACCGAGACATGAAGACTAACGCTGATTATTTTTCCTTAGTGGGTGAGATAGGTGGTAGTGTTGGCGGTGCTATTGCAGGTGCTAAGTATGGAGCATCTGTAGGTACTGCTGTGTCCCCTTTCTTCGGTACTCTTATAGGAGGGTTTGCAGGGGCGGCTACGGGTTACTTTGCAGGAGAAGTAATTGAGTCTTATTCAGAAGATAGAGACTTTGATGTAGAAAAGGAAACACAGAATGCTTTGAAAGCAGGTGCAATAGACGCGGCATTCGGTGGTGCTTTCGGTGTCTTAGGTAAAGGACTGTCTGCGGTATACAAACCTATGAGAGCAATGTTTCAACCTGTATATCTTAAAGGTGGTAATGAGTCAGAGGTAGCGGAAACAGTATTAGCTATCAGGAGAGGAGAGACCACCTTAGAGGAAGTAGCCGCAAGAGGTGACATCAATGCTGAGTTTGTTAAATCGGTTGAGGAAAGTTTAGTTAAAAGAACTGAAGACCTTGAGAGAGCCGCGCGTCTACAGAGTAAACTTGCTGACAGTGGTACAGGTCTGTTCCCTTCACAGGCTGTTCCTGAGTATAAGGGCATGGGTCTAGCGCAAGACTATTCGTCATCTTCTTATCTACTAGGTAAGAACTATGATGAAACATTAAAAGGTCAGGACGATTACATTACCGCACAGTTTACTGAATTAGTCGGTAGAGCCACTACGGATAAAACTAGAGAAGAAACAGGCATTGCTTTAGCCAAGCTAGTACAAGATTCAGACAAAGCATTACAAGCCGTTGTAGACCCTTTGTATAAGGCTATTGACAAAGAAGGTGCTGTATTTGTGGGGACTGGTAATGTTAAGAATGCAGTGAAGCGTGGTTATGATAAACTTATTGCTAAAACATCTTCTCAACAATCTGTAATGAAAGCTGTAAACGCTATTCCTGCTAGATTAACCCCTGCTGAAGTAGTCAAGCAGAAAAGAAAACTAACTCAGTTGTTGCCTAATGTTGCAGGAGACCCTATAGCGCGTAAGATGATTAATAGTGCGCTTAAGAACTTAGACGGAACTTTGGCTAGGAATAAGAACCTTGTGCGTCCTGCTTCTACTATCGCTTTAGGTAAAGAAGCTCTTAATTTATTAACAAACAAGTTTGGTGAGACAGGTATTTCAGGTACTCATAAAACTATTGCTAACAAGCTAAACAACCTAAGAAAAGATATGTCATTCTCTGAAGCACATAAAGAACTTTCAGAGTTAAAGGCTTTACAGAGAAATATGCAAAAATCTGTAGGTGAGAAAAGTACTCAGGCAGAAAAGCTAATTAACAAAGCTATCGGAGAGTTGGAAAACTCAATGGAAAGTGCCGCTAAAAACTTTAATCCTGAACTAAAGGTAAAGTATGACAACCTTAAAAAGATGTACAAAGAAGGGATTGACACTATACATGGAAACTGGATAACAAAGTCACTTAGAAAAGATAACGTAGCTGACATCGGTCAATACTTAGTTAAAAGTGGTGAAAACATTGGCGTTAAAGAAGTAAAAGCATTAATTGCTAAAGCTAAAGAACTTAAAGTAGACAATGCGGGTAACAATATATTAGAAAGCATTGAGAAAGAGTTCTTAAACAACTTGTTCCCTCAGAAAAACACTAAAGAAGGTGTTGACTTTGTTCGTAGAATGAATACAGCTAAGTTCCGTGACACATTCAACGCTATTGTGGGTAAAGAAAAAGGAGATAAGCTAGTAGAGTTAGGCAAGGAAATTAAACAACTGTCTGACGGTATTAAAGGTTCTGAGTCTGCTCTTTCTCTATCTGTACGTTCAGGGGAACTTAGCGGGATAAGAGCGCCTACTTTTAGTGGTGGTTTAGGTTTTCTAGCCTTAGGTACTTTTGTAAAGAAATCTATGAGTCCTGAAAAGATTCAATCTAAGATAAATCAACTTAAGATAATAAACAAAAAGTTACTTAAGGGAGAACCGATACCGAAAGGTTTGATGACAAGGTTCATGGAAAATGCAGGTCAGATTGGAGCAGGAGCGGGTTTGGCTACTGGTGCTACAGTACCGCAGGAATAACAAAAGGGGGCATTGCGCCCCCTTAGTTTTACCTATGCTATTTCACACGCTCCTCCGACACACGCTAGTTCCTGAGAACCTGTAGTGTTGTCCTCCTTCTCAAAGTTCTCTAGGTCATCCCAATCAATATCAACTGGCATAGCCGCAAGTAACTCCTCATACTTCTCAGCGGTTATGTCCTCATACGGGGCTTGCTGATACACATGGTCACTAACTGGCAACAAACTAATACCACTAACCGAATCAAAGTTATCCCATATCCACTGTGCTATTTGCAGGAACTCACTATCTGTATAATAAACAGTGATACTTGGCTTATGTTCGCACCAGTGGTCTTGATACTTCTTCCAAACTCTTAGCTGTTCCATAGCACCCACCTGCTTTACTGTGGTACTGCTCTCAGGTGACTTGATTGGAAAGCCAAAGACCAATGAAGACTTACTCATTACGTCATCTTCCACAGGGAAACCTGCGGCTGTCATGTACTGAGCAAGCGGGTCTTTCTTGTCTGAACGCACTCTACGGATATAATGCTTAGAAAAACGGGGATGTATGCCACTAGCAGAATCAACAAGCTGAGACACAGTACCGCTTGGCTTAACACAAGTAATAGCTGTAGACTGATTGATGCCAAGTTTCTCAGCCCATTCTTTATTAGTTTTAACTGCAACATCCTTCATCTCCTCTAACCACTTATCTAGGTCTGGTGAATCTTTACCCAGTAAATAGTGGTCACATATACCTGTTAAACTGACACCTAATAGTGCTTCTTCTTCTGTATTCTTTTTCCATACGTTGCGTAGGTAGCGGAAGTCAGTCAAGGTAGCCTGTAGGGTTCCGATAATGGAAGCTACTTCAACTTTCTTTTTAAGACTAACAAGGTCATCATCTGCTCGTATAACGACCTCAGATAGGTTACAGAACTGATTACTGCGTAGGATAATCTCAGAGCAAGGGTTAGTTCCAAAGTCCTGCTCAGGGTCTCTCCGTCCGTTCTTAGCGGCTATCTTCTGTGCCGCCACACGACTAAAGATACCACGCTCTCCTGCCTTACTGTCGTACATGGTGTGCATCTCAGTAAGGAATGACTCAAAGTCTGGCTTCTCTGTGTACGCTACGCTGTTGTTAGCTAGTCTTCGTTGTCCTTCATCCATCCACCACTGACCAGACTTAGCCTTAGCCATACGTGGGTCTGATAGGTTTGACAAACTAATCAATGCTGACCTACGTACACCACCGACAACTACAATGTCTGCAATCTTACATACAACATCGTGACACTCAATGCTCGTTAGCTTACGTCCTGATGCCTTCTGGAATATACCCACACAGAAGTTAAACAAATCCTCAAGAGGCTCTGCGCCACTAGCACGACCACCGAATGTCTTAAGTCTAGCACCTGATGGGCGTACCTTGTGCATATCCCACTTAGGTATCTTACCTGCGTACAGCATAGCAATCAACTCACGGAATGCACTAGCCCATCCAATCTTGCTGTCGGCTACTACAATGGTGCTGTCAGTCTCATGGAATGACTCAGCAATGACAGGTAGCTTGGTAATGAAGTTACGTTCAACACTAAAGCCTACTCCAGTACCACACATAAGGACGTACATAAGTTCATCAAAGCTACGTGGTGAGTCAATGTGTAGATAACTACAGTTAAACCCTGCTACGTTGTCCTTGTCTAACGCTTCACCTGCTGTCATCATACAGCGCATACTGGGCATTACGTCTAGGTCATGGATAGCATTGAACAACTGTAGGGCTGTCTTCTCGTTTATCTGACCACGTTCCTTCCAGAAGTCTACGTATCTATTGACTGTCTCATCCCATCGCTCTCGTCTGCCTTCTTCAGGTAGCCAACGTGCATAGCGAGACTTGTGTATAAACTCTTGGTACTGATTCATTTCTTCTCTTCCTTATCCTTTGGTTTCTGTTCTTTAGGTTTTTGTTTCTTAAAGATAGCGTCCCAATTATTTGCAAACTGTTCGGCATCTTTGGTGGGTCTACGTCCTGACCCTTTACCGTAATCCGTCTGCCCTTTCATTGTCTATCTCCTTTATAAGTTTGTTCAAGTACCATTGTGCTTTACGCAAATCCTCTAGTCCTTTACCCTTACGCTCGTATCTCCACAGGTACTTCATAGTATTGCCCTTGAGATAACCCTTGAATGACTCAGGGGTCATACTCTCCTCTATGGCTTCAATACATTCAACCTTACCATAGTTATAGTGCTGTGGACTATTTACTGGGTCTTCATTGTCCTTCACAAAGTCTTCGTACTTCTTAACTAAAGCAGGGTGTTTCTCTCTTAATCTGTCCCAGTCTGCGGGACTTGCATCATCAATGCTCATCATCATCCTCCGTAAATAAGTCTCTGTTTCTAATTAATCTATCTTCAAAAGCCTCTAGCAAGTCCTCAACTGAGATGTCTAAAGCCTCAACTACTAACACCGCATCGTAGTCCCTTGCTACTGCTTCCTTGAGTTCCTCTAATGTATGTGACATTACTTCATCTTCCCTTCTACGTATTTGACAAGTTCCTGAGCGGTGCTGAGTGTGTAGTGCTTCATACCTTCCTTAACACACCATTGACCCATTGTAATCTTACCGCCCTTCCGTACCTTCTTATGTTCGTTAGACAGTAAGAATACTAATTCGTAACCATCTACTATTATTGTATCACGAATTGACTTATATTTCAAGGTGTCACCTACACGAAAGAAACCTTTTACTTCCACTACTGTCTTGCTTGGTTCATGTACAAAGTCTGGCATATAGGTTCTGAACACTGTGTAGGGCATACCGTATGGTTCATAGTCAAAGCCTTTACGTTTAACCTCCTTTGAGAACTCCTTCTCTAACGCTGACCTAAACTTACCGCTAGTCTTCCGTGGTTTATATTTGCTCAAGGTTAATCTCCTGTACTCTAGGCTCGTTGACTACTTCACTTAGGAACTTCGGACCATACGAATAGGCAAAGGCTCTCAGTTCTGGATAGCAATGCTTCTTGTACTGACAGTAAGAACACTTGATGCCTAGCTTCATGTTACCCGACTTACCATCTGGTACTGTCTTGGTACATAACTCAGTAGGCTCATCACCCTTAACCATCTCCTTAACGTGCTTTATACGCTCCCTAATGTCTCCCTTGATGTGTTCGTGTATAGGGGCTTGGGTATCCTCTAGGTCGTACTTAAGTACCGCTAGATGACCATTGGCTTTGTCCATAGCTAACCAACCGAACTCAGTCTCACCACAGGCGTGGGCGTATGCTTTAATCTGGTCAACGTAACCAAAGGCATCGTCCATAGCTAGTGTGCCATCCTTAAACTTCTTGAACCCGAAGGAACTGGCTGACTTAACGTCCACTACAAGCCCGTCAATCTTACAGTCCATGTGTCCCTTGATACCCTCTACTTCACATACACGTTGTTCATCTGATACCTCATGTCCTGCCATGCGTGTCATAAACAACAGCATCTCTTCAATCAAGTGACCATACATAAACTTGATGTAGGTAGCAGGTTTAATCTCTTCCTTCTCAGTACCATTAACAACATTCCATAAGACCCTATCGTCACGACCAATGTTTGACAGGCGCAATGTTCGTTTGTCCGCTGTACGCTTACGTCCAAACTCTGTACGCATTAGAGTCTTCATGTTCTCACCGAACAGTTCTATCTCAGCCTCTACGTCTACGGATTCCTCTGCCTCTTTTGTCTCCATCAATCGGTATATATCATCTACTAATGTATGTATTGTTTTACTCATCGTCTATATCCTTGAATGCCTTAATGACATCGCTTGAGAATAACTTACGTAGGTTGACCAAGTGCATACGGCTTGCGTTATGGTCTCCTCCTGATACACTCCTGAACGTATCTAACTTATTAACAATCTTCTTCAGTACTGGAGTCTTGAATACTAAGGTACAGTACTCATCGTCACCTATGCAGAGGTTATGAAACCAGTAGTCTGACTCAGTAGCCTCAATGCCTGACGGCTTACCCCATGACTCATACTCAATGCAGATGTTACCAGTCTTCTGCCATAAGTCCTTCTCTGATTTAACCTCAATCTTCTTGTCCTGTAGCATCTCAGCTACCTTGTCCTCCCTGACTTCTCCGTACTGTAGGTCTAAGTCAAACTTCTTCCTATCTGCTTTACACGGCTTCATTATTTAGACTCCAGAGAGTACTCAACCACTTTAACCAACTCATCGTGACAGTTTAAAAAATGTCTACGCTCAGTATTGATAGCGTATCCTCTATGCTTTAGTTGAGATATACAGTAAGAAAGCTGTGTTATACCTAGCTCAGAGTATGAGTTAAGACAAGTCACTGTATTGCCTTTCTCTAAGTAAGCCAACAATCTATCTCTCTGTTTTGCCGTCCTAGTGCGTTTCTGACCAGTTGTCTCCGACTTGGTACTCACCTGCGAGGGGGCAATTAAGTTTATAATAAATGCCAGAGGCTTCGATACAAGACACTGCCAAGCGTCCGAAAACATCTGCTTCACTTTCTTTAACTTCTGTTTGAATTTCATCATGTATATTTCCTATAAATTTATAATCTAAGTTCCAAGTACTAGCGTATTCGTCTAGCAAACATAATGCCTTCTTCATAACGATAGCACCTGCCGATTGTAACAATGTGTTTAATGCCGAGTGTTCTGAACGTACTGCGACCCTTCGCCTGTCCAATCCGTGAACATAACCTCTTCCAGATGCCACGCTAACTCTTTCTCGTAAGTCTCTAAGAGATGGCGTGTTTGAGAGGAACTTCTTCTTAAGTCTTCTACCATCAACAGCAGTTCCTCCAACGATACTTCCGATTTTTGCGTCCCCTGCTCCATACAAGAACGCATATATGAAAGTCTTTGCCTGACTTCGTGTGTCAACACCGCTAGCAAGTTGGTTTGCTGTATGAATGTCTCCAGTGAGTATTTCATTTGTATATCCCTCATCGTTCATATAATGTGCAAGCATACGTAACTCAAGTCCTGATGCGTCCATACCAACAATCTTGTAGCCTTTAGGTGAAGTCCAACAGGCTCTACAATCTGCTCCATATGGTGCGCCTGAACTAGGTACTTGTGCTACGTTAGGACTAGAGTGTGTCATACGTCCCGTTACTGCACCGTTAGCATTTACATATCCATGTACACGACCATCGTCCTCAACAGCATCTAACCATGACTGTACCTGTGCTATACGCTTCTGAACCATTAGGTACTCAGCAATCATATTAGCTTCTGGTATATTAGTTACCTTAGATAAGATAGCTTCATCAACAATGGCTTGACCCTTCTCTGTAAACTTCTTGGGCTTCCAACCAAAGTATTGTAAGTATCTACCTATCTGCTGACGCGAACCTAAGTTAAACTCTGGGTAATCAACACGACTAAATGGTGCTATATAGTCTGACCAACTGTCCCCTAGAAACTTAAGACCAACAACGGACATCGTACCGTCCTTCTTGTACTTGGGTGTTATCTCCTTAATGAATGTAGGTAACGGTTTAAATGTTTCATGTACCTTATCTTCGAGGTCGTACTTCTTTTCCTTAAGTTTAGCAAGTAAAACAAAAGCGTGTTCTTGGTCTAGTAACCAACCGTTGTCCGTTTGTTTTGTGATAATGCTTTGTACTTGATGCTCAAGGCTAATGCTTTCGCTTCCAAAACCTGCCAGTACACTTCGTAGCGCGTTGTACACTTTGACATTAACCAGTACGTCTTGCTTGCAATAGTCCACCATATCCTGAGAAAATGTATTCCAATCACTGTGTTCTCCTTTAGGGAAACCTAAACGCTGTCCCCAGTTATCTAATGAATGACCACCTTCACGCGATGGTTCAGTGAGTCTTGACAATACTAATGTATCTGTAATCTTACAACTACTAAAGTCTGTGCCTAGTAAGCGTTCAAGAACTGGTACGTCATAGCCAATGATGTTATGACCAATGACCTCAGCATCTTTGATATAAGCATTGAAGTCCTGTAACGTATCACCAGAGAACACAACTGTCTCTTGGTTAGATAGGTCGCAAGCCACGATTACCCAAACCTTAGTAGGCTTCAGTCCGTTGGCTTCTATATCAAATACAACTTGCTTCACTTAGAACTCCTGTTTATCATCTGCTACAGGACACGATGTTTCAATCATACGACCTGTGTCCTTATCATAGTACAAGTAACAAGCAGGACCAGTTAGACCCGCAAAGCGGTTCTTGAGTACCCTGACAGTGGTAGTGTTACGCACTGTTGGGTCAGCGTTCTGTTGGTCACGCTCCAAACCAATCACCATGTCGGATAGCTGTGCGATAGATGCCGAGCCACGTAACTCTGCTAGGCTAATCTGTCCACCATCTTCATGTGCTTTGCCGTTAGGTCTGCGTAGGTGTGACACTAAGAACAACCCAACGCCTGTCTCCTGTACTAACTGTCGTAGCTTAGTCATAATGCCGTCAATGGCTTTACGTTCGTCACCGTTCTCTTGGTCTGACACAACAATACTCAAGTGGTCTAGGATAATCCATTTACAATCAAGACCTTTCGCCATATACCTAATGCGACTTAGTAAGTTATCCTCATTGGTTGAACCCCAATGGTCGAACATAAAGATACGTCCTGTACCTAAAGTCTTGTCCCAAAATATCTTCTTGGTATCCCTGTCGAACTCACGACTCAGGTGTAGAGTTTGGTTAGCCTCGATGCTCATAATGCCAAGAGCAGTCTTGGGTATGTCCTCCTCCAACGCGAGTATGCCGATGTTGTCATCTGTTGCACCTAGTAAGTAGTGTTCCAACTCTCTGACAATCTGTGACTTACCCATACCTGAACCACTAGTGATGGTTACAAGTTCTCGTTCCCTGAATCCGTAGGTCAGGTCGTTAAGACAAGTCCACGGATATGGTATCGACTTGACTTCTTCCTGTGCCACAATCGACTCCCAAGTATCAAGTCCTGAGATGATACCATCAGGTTGATACGTCTTTGCATTCCACCATTCCTTGATGAACCCTTGCACGTTACGTTCCTTCAGCATTTCACCTGCGTCCTTTGCAGGTAACTTTACGTTCTTCGCTTTGTTAGGTGTAAACAAATCCAACACCGAGCGAGATGCCTCCTGACCCGCTGTGTCACTGTCGAAACAGATGACCACATTCTCAAACGACTCAAGCCATTCCAAGTTTGCCTTGATGTCTTTGACTGCGCCTGATGCACCTGACCGAATAGATACGACAGCCCATTTGCCATCAAACATCTCCGATACTGCTAGTGCGTCAGCTTCTCCTTCTACTACTGTTATGTATTTACCACCACCTTTGAATGCTTGCTGACCAAACAGACCTACGTTGTCGAACGTACCACTCGCATAGAATGCTTTGTTCTCTACGATGCGTGACTTGTTCCCTGTCTGTGCGCCTGTGTCCTTGTCAAAGTATGGGTAGTGGTGCTTGCTTATCTTCCCTGCTGTATCGTACTCAACAGTGACACCGAACTTTTTGCACGTTGCCTCTGAGATACGTCTATCGGGTATTGATGCTATAACACCTGTCATTTCTAATCGCCTGTTTGCTTTTGGTTTACTCTCAATAACTTGACCATCACCTCTCTCGTAGTGGTCACAACCGCCTGTAAAGCAGACGGCATGACCATCGGAGTACCTCGCCAAGTTGTTCTTTGAGCCACACGAAGGGCATGGCTCATGTCTGACAAAATGCGAGTCAGTCATTAGAAGTCACCGCCACCTTCGGTAGCTTCCGCTAGTTCTAGCACCTTAATGGCTGACAAGTAGGTGGACGTACCGTGTACTGGGTGAGGTTTACCTTCTGCGTACTTAACTCGTACCTTAGAACCTCTGGTTAATCGACCACTAAACTCATTACCATCTGCATCAAACATGGGTACATCATATTTAGTGCTAAACTTGCGTTGCTGAGTACCTTCATACTCGCGTAGTTTGACACCCTGATTGGCTAGTTTATCTGCATCAGCAGGTTCTAGCGACAATACCAATGAGTATTTCCCAGTTGATTGACCCTGATATTCTTCGTGTTCGTCAAGGTTAGCGAACGCTACATTTCCTTCTAATACTGCCATAGTAATTTACCTTCTGTATAGTTAAAAAAAGATTACTTAAGTATACTTTAGAATTTATCTTTAATGTTAAAAACTAAAGTACATAGGTATAGTATATCATGTTTGTTTACCGATTGCAACTCCTATATTGTCAATTTGAATTAGGTACTGGTAATGTAGGAATACTAGAGAAACGTCCCCCATTACCCATAAACTTCCTATAACCCGTAACAGGTTCTGTTAGTTGTTACTCCTAATTATACCATTGTCTTCAGCTATTGACCAGTTCTCCTCTATTGCTTCGTCTGATGCTGAATAACAAACCGAACATAAATCTAAGTATTCGTCCGTCACTCTGTCTTTCTTTCGTAACTCAGCCTCAGTTAGTATAACATCACAGGCTTTACATCTGCTCATCTTCTTCTCCAATCTCCTTGTAGGGTCTTCCGTAGGTTATCACTAGGAACGGTAGCATAATCACTACGCCCTCAAAGGGCATTGTGCTGTGTTCCTCCGTCTCACTATTAATTACCCATACTGGTTTACTGTCAACAAATTCTAGGTCGACACCTACTCCGTTTCGTAGTTCGACTGTGAATAGTCTTTTAAATATAGTTGTATTAATCATCTGTAATGCCTCTACGTTGTTTAACTTCTTTTAATCTTTCATACATTTCTACATTGTCTATCGGGTCATAGTCTGGTTCTTCTGCCTCCTTGTATGGTTCGTAATAGCCTTTTTGTTCTTCGTAATCACTGTAATCATAACTAGGGTCATCATCGACCCTGCAATATTCTCTACCCATTTATACTTGCTCCTATAATCTGTGCGTACTCGTACCCGTCCGCAAATCCTCGTTGATATTCTTCGCTCTCGCTTGGGTCACAGTTGAACCCACTCAACCCATCATACTCGCCTCGCTCGTAGTCTGTCAACTCCTGCCAGTACTCTTGCAAATTATACTGCTTATCTGCCAGTGTTTCAAGCTGTGATTGCTCTTGATAGTCTCTACTCATATTAAAACCCTACGCTGTCGATGATAAACCAGTAGCCTAACATAAAGACTACACCCAAAACAACCCCCTGTATAAAACTATTCATAAATCTCCTAATTACCAGTTATGTATGACACCCGCTATTATAAACAAACAGGTGACAAAATTCAACCCCACAATTACACTACGCACAATCGCAATGTAATCAGCCTCTCTATCTGTAGCACCTGACTTCTCGCCCAGTGCTTTGACCCAGATACGCCACATCTTAAGAACGTTATGCATAGGGCTTGTACTTCTCTACTATAACATCAGTGTAGCCATCATTACGCCAATTGCTAGCTATCCTGTACGCCTCTTCTCTATTCGTTAGATGCGCTGTTACCTCTACACCTCCAACCCATATTGTATATAACATTATAATATCCCCTTACCGGTTAAACTTTCTACCGCATAGTCAAAGCCATGCACCGCGTATTTCGCTCTTAAATCTGTTTTTTGTTGTCTCAGCTTTCTAGTAGTCTCAGCACCCCACCCATATTTCTTGTAGGATTCGTTATACTTAGCTGATAGCTTTCTTAGCTTATTTCTGTATTCTGAATAACTCATTACAACCCCCTGATTACTTGAATAACTACCATTGCATACAACCCGCCTATAGTTACATTCCATAACACCGCACGTATCTTATCGCGCTTTTGCTCCCTTTCGAATCTCTTAAGGGCTAAATACCTTTCACTTGTATAATTCATATTACACCTCAATTAAAAGTTTTTTATATTTGTTAATATCTCTTTGAATGCGTTTTTTTTGCCTATCGTTAGCGGTGTAATAATCGCGCATCTTTTCCCAATACTTGATTTTTTTCTCTATCTCTAATCTATTCATAATAAAACCCCTGTATTAACTGTTAATCCATTCGTCATAAGTTTTTAAAGGCTTACCAGTAGTAATATCTAAGCCCTCACCATTGTCTGCTAACTCTAAGTATAGCTGATATTCGCTATCATTAGAACCGCGCGCTTTAGTTTGCCAATCGGCATTATATTGTAATTCCATAATAAATCCTCATATAATCAATTTTAAGCCCTTTTACGGCTAACCTATAGTTACCTACTAATAAACACTAGATAACGCCCTACAGGACAATCTAAGGCGTTCTGTGGTGCTTACTGGTCAATTCTACCTCTTAATATAGTTGTTGGCACTACGTCATTATCTGTTACTGTTTGACCTAAAAATTCATGCTCCGACACGTAGCGCGTTTTGACTAACTCGCCTTTAGTATTGTAGGTTTCTAGCCTATCAACTACTGTGCAGATTTTAGGGTGTTTGCCGCGCGTCTTATAAACTACGCCAATTAAGTTTTGCATATTATGCCACCTCCACAGTAGTTATCAAATCTTTTATTTGTTTCGCCATTTTGCGCCCGTGTGCCACGTATGCGACAACTTCAACGTCTTTATCCCAACAGGCTCTACAAGTAGCGCATTTACCCTCGCGCTCGTAAGCCTCGCATATAGTCATTTTAGGCTTTTTGTGGCTAATCGTTGGAATTATAGTGCTAGTGGTCGCACCATCAATAATATCGCCATTAATGCTATCACTAGACAACCTAACAACCACGTTGGGCAATGCTTGCATTTTTGCCAGTATATCGGCAAACTTTGCGAATTTATGCATTCTAGTGGGTAGCCAATGCCTAGTCCACGGAGTTGCAACCATAACATCGTAAATCTTTTCCGCTAGTTTGAGACTATACATATCGCCAGAGTCAAACCAACGAAAGTATCTATCGTTGTCTAGTTCCGCAACCATAGCATCGACCCAATCAGCCTGTTGCCAGTCCTCGCGGTTATGTAGCCTCGGTGCTTTGACGTTGCCAAACCTATAATTACCGTCTGTAGCATAGCAACCCTTGCAAGCGTCAACCAGTTCACCATCTGCACCAATGCTCGCGGGGCAAGTGTCTAGGGCTTGCAATGACCAACTACGGCACGGCATCTTTGATGCTTTTGAAAGTTTTGGTTTAGCGTTAAACATAATAAATCACCTGTTAAAAGTTAATGTTTAAATAAATATAATGGAACCTACTGGTTGAGTCAATAGGTTCTATATATTTACTATACTGCTATATTAAAATGCTCAGCATATATGGCGAGTAGTGCATTCCTTACCATATAGCTATCATGTGTATTAAATATATGGTCAATAATACTTTCAAACAATTCTAGCTCAGCTTGACTAGCATCTGTATCCAGTAATGCCCTATACAATGGCGTGATTCTTTCCATTGCACCTTTGAGTGAAACGCCTTTAATATATAGGCTTGCATCTTGTAAATTTGTCATAATAATCACCTGTTTAGTTAATGCGCTGTTTTCTGCGCTGTTGGGTTCATTATAGGCAATAGTATTATATTGTCAACACCTAAAGAGTGACCAATATAAACAATCTAGTCACGTTATACTACAACCTTTATATACAGGCGCGCGCATGCGTATAACATAACGGGTTTAGTTTGTCAAGTGTTTATTCTTGGGTAGGTCTAAAGGTATCCGCTAGCATACTCACTCTTCCCCGTCCAGTTTCCTTGTGACCGCCTTGAGTATCCTGGTCACTGTGGATTACCTGTGGATAACTCCTGTGCCTGTGGATAACTTGTGGAAAGCCTGTGGATAACAGGGGGCGGGGGGTCTGTAGGATTTTTATAGTGTGACTGTTCCCGCCTGTATACAAAAAAAGCCAATATTCAATAAAAGGTTATAACCAAAAGTCATACCCTAAGTGTTTGTTTTCCTTATGTATTCTTAAGGCGGGGATATGTATGACCAATATAATAAAAAAGGTCACTTAAGTCGGGAACTAATGCTCCAATCGCGGGTCTAAATTAACTAAAGAAATACCTTGACATTTAATCTAAAGTATGCTATAATATGGATATAATAAAGACATTGTTTAGAGCCTTAAGTATACTTAAGTAGTGTTTAGTTATTTACTTTAAAGATTAATCATTAATGTTAAATACTAAAGCGTCCTAAGGATACTTAAGATAACTTAAGGAGAGTCCATTGGCTACTAAAGAAAATCCTCCAAAAAGGAGGGGCAGACCACCGAAGTCAGAGATGGTGTCAAGAAAGAAAGGTCAGACTGGTTTGTCACGGGGTCGCCCGAAGGGTGATGCCGCTATCATCAACGAGTACAAAGGTAGGATGTTGTCATCCCCTAAGTCTCGTAAAGTATTAGAATCAATATTCGATGCGGCACTTAACGATGACCATAAGAATCAAGCCGCCGCATGGAAGTTAGTCATGGATAGGATATTACCTACAGCGGTATTTGAGAATGATGTCGTTAAGGGTGCAGGTAAGTCAGCAATACAGATTAACATTACTGGAGTTGGTGGAGCAGAAACCACGGTGGTGTCAAGCAATGAAGATGTCATTGACGATGGGGAAATCATAGATGGCTAAGTATTTTAATCGTAAAGAGTTTGCCTGTCAGTACACAGGTAAGAATGAAATAAGTTCTGAGTTGATTGATAAGTTAGATGAACTCAGAGAGGCTTGTGGTTTCCCATTCATAATCACATCAGGATATAGAGACGCAACACACCCCATTGAAGCTAAGAAAACTAAATCAGGAACCCATGCACAAGGTATTGCCGCAGACATTAAAGTTAACAACGGTTTACAGCGTTTTAAAATCGTTGAGGAGGCTATCAAACTGGGTTTCACGGGAATTGGAGTTGCTCGTAGTTTTGTCCATGTTGACATCCGCAGTCCTGACGATACAACCCCTTTTGTAATGTGGACTTACTAAATGACGGAACTTAATGTTTCGTTACTACCGTGGCAACAAACTGTATTTGAAGATGAGACTAGATTCAAGGTCATAGCCGCGGGTAGACGTACAGGCAAGTCAAGGTTAGCCGCTTGGATGCTAATCATCAGGGCTTTACAGACTGAACGTGGTCATGTCTTCTACGTTGCCCCTACGCAGGGTCAGGCTAGGGACATTATGTGGCAAGTCTTGATGGAGATAGGCAACCCCGTCATAGCCTCTAGTCATGTCAATAACTTACAAATAAAGCTAGTCAACGGTGCAACCATAGCACTCAAAGGTGCAGATAGACCAGAAACCATGCGTGGTGTCAGTCTTAAGTTCCTAGTTATGGATGAGTACGCTGACATGAAGCCAGAGGTCTGGGAACAAATCCTACGTCCTGCACTAGCTGACCAAAAGGGTGAAGCACTATTCATTGGTACGCCAATGGGTCGTAATCACTTCTATGACTTATATACATACGCTTGTGTTGCAGAGGATGAAACCTTTGTAGGTTATCACTTTACAAGCTACGATAATCCATTGCTAGACCCTGAAGAGATTGAAGCGGCTAAGAAGTCCATGTCCGCATTTAGTTTCCGACAGGAGTTTATGGCATCATTTGAGGCTCAGGGTAGTGAACTCTTCAAAGAAGATTACATCAAGTTTAGTGAGGAAGAACCTGAAACAGGTGGATACTATATTGCAGTCGATTTGGCAGGATTTGCTGATGTTGCTAAAGCCACAACTAAAACTAAACGACTTGACCAAACTGCCATCTCGGTTGTTAAAGCAAATGAAGAAGGTTGGTGGGTCGCTGATATTATTTATGGTCGGTGGGGTGTTGAAGAGACTGCGCGTAAGATTTTTGAAGCTGTCCGTGACTATAGACCGACTGCTGTGGGAATTGAAAAAGGAGCATTGAAGAATGCTGTCCTACCATATCTCTCAGACATAATGAAAAAGAATAATAGGTTCTTCCGTATAGATGAACTTACGCATGGTAATAAGAAGAAAACGGACAGGATTGTCTGGGCTTTACAAGGTAGGTTTGAACACGGTGCTATAACACTTAACAAAGGTGAATGGAATACAGAGTTTCTTGATGAACTATTCCAATTCCCTAATCAACTTGTACACGATGATTTAATTGACTCACTCGCCTACATAGACCAACTGGCTAACATAGCCTACACATCGGACTATGAAGAAGAAGATTACGAATACTTAGACGCATACGCAGGGTACTAATATGTTATTAGAAGATAAAGAAGAATTTACACTGGAACAAGACCTTGAGAACTGGGTCATAGATAAATGTGAAGGTTGGCGTAATCACTTTGAGTCTAACTACTCACAGAAGTTTGATGAGTACTATCGCCTATGGCGTGGACAATGGGCGGCGGAAGACAAGACCAGAGAGTCTGAACGCTCTAGGATTATATCCCCTGCCTTACAACAAGCAGTTGAGTCATCCGTAGCGGAACTAGAGGAAGCTACCTTTGGTCGTGGTAAGTGGTTCGACATTGAGGATGACGTTACGGACCAAGAGAAGCGTGATATAGCCCTTCTACGTGAAACCTTATACAAAGACTTCAAAAAGAATAAAGTCCGTAAGAGCGTAGCTGAGTGCCTTATAAACGCGGCTGTATTCGGCACAGGTATTGCTGAAGTAGTCCTAGAGGAAGAAAAAGAGTTCCAACCTGCTACACAGCCTGTAATGGGCGGTGAACTAACAGCAGTTGGTGTCAACATTATAGAGAAGACCTGTGTTAAGTTACGCCCTGTAATGCCACAGAACTTCCTTATTGACCCACTAGCTACGTCTGTAGACGATGCCTTAGGCTGTGCAGTAGATGAGTTTGTCTCTATGCACTCCGTAGAGCAACTACAGGAGCAGGGTGTCTACCGTAACATATATGTAGGTGAAGCCGCTTCTGACTTTGACATTGAACCAGACAAAGACTTAGCTGTATATGATGATGATAAGGTACGTCTAACTAAGTACTACGGTCTTGTACCTCGTCACCTCCTAGAGAAAGCACAGAAAGAAGATGATGAAGGTGAAGTAGAGGAACTAGTTGATAGTGAAGATAAAGATGATTCCTACTACGTAGAAGCTATCGTTGTTATTGCTAATGACGGTACTTTACTTAAAGCTGAGTCTAATCCCTACATGATGGGTGACAGACCTGTCGTTGCATTCCCATGGGATGTCGTTCCTAGCCGTTTCTGGGGCAGAGGAGTATGTGAGAAAGGGTATAACTCACAAAAGGCGTTAGACGCGGAACTACGCGCTAGAATTGATGCTCTTGCATTGACTATACACCCTATGCTTGCAATGGACGCTACACGTATGCCTAGAGGTGCTAGACCAGAGGTACGTGCAGGTAAAGTTATCTTGACAAACGGTAATCCTGCTGAAGTCATACAGCCCTTTAACTTTGGTAATGTTAGTCAAGTAACCTTTGGACAAGCCGCTGAGTTACAGAAGATGGTACAGACAGCCACAGGTGCTATTGATTCAGCGGGTATCTCTGGTTCTATCAATGGCGATGCTACTGCCGCAGGTATCTCTATGAGCCTCGGTGCTATCATTAAGCGTCATAAACGTACATTGATTAACTTCCAAGAGTCATTCTTGATTCCATTCGTAACTAAAGCCGCACACCGTTATATGCAGTTTAACCCTGAGAACTACCCTGTTGCGGACTACAAGTTCCACACTTCAAGTAGCTTAGGCATCATTGCCCGTGAGTATGAAGTTACACAGCTAGTACAGTTACTACAGACTATGCAACCAGACAGTCCAATGTACTCACAGTTGATTATGTCCATCGTAGACAACATGAACCTAGCTAACCGTGAAGAACTAGTTATGGCTTTACAACAAGCTAGTCAACCTAATCCAGAAGCACAGCAAGCACAACAAGCGGCTCAACAAGCACAGTTGGCATTCCAAGCGTCACAGACTGCGGCTCTACAAGGTCAAGCCACTGAGTCACAAGCTAGAGCGCAGAAACTTGCGGCAGAGGCTAGTGTTGTACCACAGGAACTTGAGATTGACCGTATCAAAGCAGTTACGGCTAATCTTAAAACAGGAGATGCTGATGACAAAGAGTTCCAGAAGCGTCTTAAAATATCAGAGCAGTTACTAAAAGAACGTGAAGTAGCTGTCAAAGAACAAGGAAAACCTAATGATAACACAGTACCAGTTCAACAAGGCATTGGAGGAAGTCAACCAAGCCTTCTCGAAAACTCTGAAGAGGTTGGAGGAATTGGAAGTCGCGGTCCAAGACCTTAAGAAAACTAAAGAGGTAAAGCCGAATGCCAGTAAAAAAACGAGACCCAAGACTAGCTAGAGCAGGAGTCTCTGGTTTTAACAAGCCTAAGCGTACACCTAGCCACCCTAAGAAGTCTCATGTAGTGGTGGCTAAAGAAGGTGACAAGGTTAAGACTATACGTTTTGGTGAGCAAGGAGCAAGCACAGCGGGTAAGCCTAAGTCAGGGGAATCCGCTAAAATGAAAGCTAAACGAAAGTCCTTTAAAGCTAGACACGGTAAGAACATAGCTAAAGGTAAGATGTCAGCCGCATACTGGGCTGATAAAGTTAAATGGTAACGAGGAGATAACTATGCCATACGGTAAAGGTACATACGGTAGTAAAGTTGGAAGACCACCTAAAAAGAAAACTACAACTAAAGCTAAAAAGAAGCCAATGAAAAAAGGCAAGTAATTATGCCAGTTAAGAAGAAATCCACAGTAAACAAGGCGGGTAACTACACCAAGCCTACTATGCGTAAGAACTTGTTTAATAAGATTAAGGCAGGTACTAAGGGTGGTAAGGCAGGACAGTGGTCTGCTAGGAAGGCACAGATGCTCGCTAAGGAGTACAAAGCTAAAGGTGGAGGGTACAGGTAATGCCACTAAAGAAGTCACAGAAAAGCCTGAAAAAGTGGACTAAGGAAGAGTGGGGTACTAAGTCTGGTAAACCAAGCACACAGGGCAAGAAAGCTACAGGTGAACGCTATCTACCCAAGAAGGCTCGTCAGGCTTTGACCAAGAAGGAATATGCCGCTACGACACGTAAGAAGCGTGCTGACACCAAAGCAGGTAAACAAGTTAGTAAACAGCCCAAGAAGATTGCAAAGAAAACAGCAAGACATAGAAAATAGTTCTTGACTTTTGTGACCAAATGTGGTATAATATTCCTATAGTATACATTAAGTATATTATTTAAATTAACAATAAAGACTGTCCATTAAGGAGAAACAGTTTATGACAGATACAGAATTAGAAAAGTATTATCGTTCCTTTGAAGATATGTTCCGTTCAGATGGTTGGAAGAACTTATTAGAAGACCTTAGAGGAAGTGCTGATAATGTCAATTCAGTCGAAGCCTGTAAAGACGACAAAGACCTTTACTTCCGTAAGGGACAACTTGTAGTCATGGCTAATATGCTGAACCTAGAAGCACAGATAGAAACAGCTAAAGAACAGCAACAAGACGAAGTAGAAGTAGACGTAGACTAATGAGGTTTATGTTTGACTTCAAATGTGACAACGGGCACGTCAATGAGAAGTTTGTAGACTCAGGGACAACTGAAGTACAGTGTCCAGATTGCGACTTAATAGCTAGAAAAATCGTTACACCTGTTACAATCAGTGGCGGAGACTCTTGGAAGGAAACACGGAAGTGGGCTAAGAATAGAGAGAAGCAGATTAAGTATGAACGTAAACATGGCGTAACTTTGTAACCGTAAGGACAACTCCTGACCATAGAACCCTTACATTTAATACACCTCCATAATGATATTAATCACGGAGTTTAATGATGGCAAGACTAATAGATGAGCGTCCAGAGGACGTAGAAGAGAAAGACATTAACACCCTAGAAGAGACTGTACAAGACCCTCAAGCAGAGGAAACTCCTGAACAGACCGAACCAGAAGTACCTGAGAAGTATCAAGGAAAGACTACAGCCGAAATAGTAAGGATGCACCAAGAGGCTGAAAAACTCTTAGGTAAGCAAAGTTCTGAAGTAGGTGAACTTAGAAAGGTTGTCGATGACTACATCCAGACACAACTCACCGACCAAGAAACACAAGCAACAACCGCTGACGAAGAAATAGACTTTTTCTCAGACCCCGACAAGGCAGTCGAAAGAGCGATTAATAATCACCCTAAGATTAAAGAAGCTGAAGCAGTAACTAATCAGTATCGACAAACAACAGCAATGACTCAGTTGCAAAGCAAACACCCTGATATGCAGGGAATTTTGCAGGATGAGAAGTTCGCTGATTGGATTAAGGGTTCTAAGATTAGGACAAAACTCTTTGCACAGGCAGACCAACAGTATGATTATGATGCCGCTGATGAACTCTTTTCCTTATGGAAGGAACGTCAACAGGTAGTCGGTCAAACTGCCGCCTCTGAGAAGCAAGAGCGTAAAAGGACTGTTAAAGCCGCATCTACAGGTAATGCCCGTGGTAGTGGTGAACAGTCAGCTAAGAAGGTCTATAGACGCGCAGACATTATTAAACTTATGAGAACCGACCCAGAAAGATATATGGCATTGTCAGATGAGATTATGCAAGCATATCAAGAAGGGAGGGTTAAACACTAATATTATTATTTAAGGAAGTATTATCATGGCTACATCAACATATCCCGGACAAGCCGGCACAGTAGACAACACTAGCGCGGCTACTTTTATCCCAGAAATCTGGAGTGACGAAGTCGTTGCCGCTTATCAGTCTAACCTTGTACTAGCACCACTAGTTAAAAAAATGGCAATGACTGGTAAGAAAGGTGACACTATTCACATTCCTAAGCCTGTTCGTGGCACAGCTAACGCTAAAGCCGAAAACACTGCTGTAACTATTCAGAATGCTACTGAGTCTGAAGTACAAGTAACAGTTGACAAGCACT